CCGGCTTTAGCCTCCAACGCCTCGTACCATGCCTTGCCCTGCCAGTGCGCTCTGAACTTCTGGGGGGCAGCGGTTCTCACGCCGTCCGTCTGGGTCTGCGCACCGCAGGACAAATCGGTGGTATCGAGCATGTTCGGATCACCGTGCAGGTCGGAGAAATCAACGATGTCGGCCAGTTTCGCCCACGCAAGGTTCGGGTACGTGCCCGTGCCCTCCATCAGGTAGGTGTACTTCGTGGATGTTTTACTCATCGCGCACCTCCTAGCTAGTCACCTTACGTCTTCTTGTACACAGCGACGGTCGCAGGTGTCGTCGGGAACGTGTACTCGTCCTTGCTGGCGATCGTCACGCCGACGTTACCTTCGGATACGCCTGTGATCGCGAGCGACCAGTTCTTCCCACTTCCGGTCAACGCGCCCTTCGTAGCCGCACCGGTACCAGCCGTGATCGTGATATCGCTCGCCGCCAGACCGTGGACATCCTGACTGAACACGAAGTCGATCTTCGTTGAGGTCGTCGTCCCGCTCTCGCCGTCAGCGGTTGCGGTAAACGTCACAGAGTCAACGAACACGATCTTCGCAATCGGGATCATCTTGTGCGGGTATTTAATCGTGTAGCTGGTTGACGCACTCAACTGAGCGTCCGTAGGCGATTCAGACCAGTTGCTCGACGGGATCACGAACGAGAATCCGTTCGGGTGCAACACGTCGCGAACGCGCGTAATCAGCGAGGTCGTTCCGCCGAATTTCAATCCGTCACGATCTAGTTCAACCGGCCTGTCAAGTCTCGGCACACCGGTCAGGATCGCGCCCAATCCAAGCACGTAGATGTACTGTTTGCCGATGTTGAACACGTTGTCGTCCACGATCACGGTGTAGCCCATCAGCTCACCAATACGCATATCGACCAGCAACGCATTCACACTCACGCCCTTGCGGTACTCAAGCAAGTTCAGGTTCTCGAACACGGCCGCCGTCACAGCGTCCATAATCATCAACCTGAGTGCGCCCTTTTCCGCACCGAAAACCTCAGCGAGCTTCGTGTTGATCGTGCCGGGCAGCGTTGCGTTATCCGACGGGCGGTCAACTTTGATCTTGTGTTTCGCGAACCCCGTATCGGAGTTAGCAATAACACCCTCAAGCACACTGATGAGGATTTTCTGTCTCTGGTTCTGCCAGTATTTCGCGTTCGCACGCACGATGTGCCCAAGCGGGTCGTTCCCAACCAATTCAGGCATGAAGTCGCGCTCACGCCACGCCTTAGCGCGCCCGTAAGCAACGAACGACTGGTGTCCGCCGGACGTTTCAGTGACCGTGATATCCGTCTGGCCATCGTAGTTCACAGGATCGCCGGACAGCGGTTTATAGTACGGGATCGTGCCGAAGTTACCGTAATCCTTCAACGCCGCCGTAATAGCGGGATAGTTCACGATTACGCCGCTCTGAACCAGCGCGTTTCGCACCGGGTCAGGTTCGTTCCCCCACGCTCTGAGGAAGATTTCCTCATCGAACGGGTAATTCAAAAATGTTCCGGCCATAATTTAGCCTCCTTTGTTTTTTAAGTTTTCTCGGTTAATGCTCGGTATCTCTCCGGGTCTGTCGCTTTCAGCTTCATCTGATCCGTGATCGTTAAATCCGAGAGTTTCGGCGGTTTCGGGTCGTCTCCGGGCGGCGGTTTCGGGTTGCTCTTCATCCGATCAGCCAGCACCTCGCGCTCCTTCGCGTCCTCAGCGTTCTTAATCACGCCGATCAGCGAATCAACCAATCCGCTCAGTGCGTTCGGGTCGTCTACGCTCAACTGACCAACCAGCGCATCCACAAACTCGTCGCTCTCGTATCCGGCCTTCGCCAATTTCTCGCGTGCCGACAGCTTCATCGCATTACGACGTAGCTCAGCGATCTGCTCATCGCGCTTTTCCAGTTCGCGCTGTACACGCTGTTCGTCCGTCAGTTGAGCGTCTTCGAGTTCCTTCACGCGCTTCTTCGCGTCTGCGAGGTCGGATGCCGTCTTGTCGAACAGCTCCTTCTTGACCGACTTCGGCAGCGTCGCCTTATCGACGATCTCTCGCCCGGCCAACGCTTCCTCGACCTGTTCCAGCGTCATTCCCTCTTGGTATTGGTCGCCCAATAACCCTTTCAATACCGATTCAGTGCTCATGTTTCTTCTCCTTGCGTTTTGTGAGGCTTCTCTGCCTGTGTGTGCGATTTAGGACTTCTCTGTCCGTTTCTGTGTGCGATTTAAGGCTTCTCTGCCTGCGTGTAACGGTCTCGCTCTCAGCTACCAGACCGTCCCCTGTTTATTGCTCAGCGTGTCGTGTAACGACGCCGCCTTTAGCCCTGTGTGACACGACCTGACGCGCACGTACCGATGTGCGGACGCGCCCTTCCTCGACCGTCGTGTTATCGCCCGCGTCGGGGTTCAGTTCGTCGTCTATTTCCGGCCTCTCGACCGTTTTCCATTTCTCTAGGTATTCCTCTGAATCGAGGTACGCTTGCTCCGGGTCGCTGAACAGACCGCACAGCCCGAACGAAATGTGCGGGTGTACGCCGGCCTCAAGCATGTTCTGCAAGCCTTGTGTTTTAACGAGGAGGTTATCTGACCTGTTCCGCGTGAATTTAATATCGATATTCGACGGTCTCAGCTCGACGCCACGCACGTCGCTCATAATGTTCAACGCGATACGGATGAACTGTTTCTCCGCCCGCTTGAACATCAGCTCGTACCCCTTAGCGCGCGTCTCAGCGTCACTCCAGCCGTCGCGCAACATCACGGCCTGACCTGTGTCGCCCGTCGTGCGCTTCCCGAACCCTCTGTCCGGTATCCCAACGAGGTTATGCACCTGCTGCACCAGATGATCGACGAGCGTCTGCGTCTGCTCCTGATTCAGCTCACTCGACACGATATCCACATCGGCTTTCCCAACCGAATCGTCCGAGAACACCTTGATCGCACCGAGTCGCCTCAGTGACTCAAATTCGTTTTCGTCGATATCCACGTTGATAAACTTCGTGAACGACTGGATAAACTGCTCGATCCCGTCCAGACGGTTGCTCTGCACGTTGTTAATCGCGTTCAGCAACGGCAATACAGGCTGGAACACGCCGATCCGCTCACTGTTCAGCGGGTATTCCACGACCGGAATCTCGCCGTATGTATGCTCTTTCCGGCTCCGAATCGCCCAGCCCTGAATCTCGAAATACTCACGCTCCGTCCAGCACGCGTAAATCGACGGTTTCCCGTCAACCGGGATAATCTGCACGCCCAGCATCGGGCGGTTCCCGAACCTGCGGCTGTACACGACGAACGCCAAACGCGGGTCTAATGCCTGAATCTCGAACGGCGAGTCATCCTTATCCTCGCCCGCATCGCCATCGGCTAGAATCCCTTTAACGCCGACCCCGCATACGAGCGCCCAGTCACCAACTTCTTTATCGACGGCTGTTTTGTCCTCCGCGAACATATATTCGTTTAGGATGCCGATGTTCAGCGATACCGCATCGGCTTTCTCGCCGTCCACGTCATCAGAGGTCACGGCGGCGCGCCTTACGTACTGGATCGGATCGGCGAACACATACCCGGAATAGAACGACACAATCGAGTACGCGTGGTTCTCAACGACCGTGTTTTTAATCTCGGGACGAATCTCTTTCTCGCGGTACAGGATCGGCTGTTTCCCGTGCCAGTAGGCGTACAGCCAGTCGATATCGGCCACGTTCAACTGATGCCAGCTGTCGGCATATCGCAACACGTCCACAACGTTATCCGCGGTGATCTCGCTCTCGCTCGTGTAGATCACCTTCCGGCCGTTTGTGATTGTGTCGCGTACCGTAAGCTCGGCCACTGAGATCGTATTTTCAGTTGTCTCAGGCACTCCTGTATCCGGCACAGTGCGATCCCTCCTCGTAG